CAAATGAAGAGTCGGTTCTTAATACATCTACACCTTGTTTGTTTTGGGCTACAGCGTATCGTCTAATATACTTACTTTCATTTGTTTCATCAATTTTAACTCCTAAAGTAAATCCTTTATAAGTATTGTCAGGTCCTTGTGTAGCGGCTATTGTTGGGTTAGCTAAAGCATTAATTTCATTATTTATTTGTTCAAAATCCATATTTTGGTCTTCAGCACAGAATTGTAATATAATGTCCAACATATTTAAAAACTTTAAAATAACTCCTAAAAAAGCAGCGAATGATCCAATTGTAATAGTTATAGTACTAAGAGTTTTATTTTGTACTTTAATTTGATTTTCTAATCCAGCTATAAAAGAGGCTATAGATGTTTGAATTCCAGAAGTTAAAGGAGGTAATCCTAATGGTGGAATACCAGTGGCAGGATATGGATTTGCTTTAGCTAATTGTATTGCTACTTGTATAGTTGATATAACAATATCAGTTAATCCTAAAAATGTAGTTAATGTAAGAGTAGTCTTATATATCCCATTAATTTGGTTAACTAATAAATTACGTTGTTTAAGGACTGATTGTATTTTGGCTTGTGATGGGCAGTTTACCAATCCAGTTAGTTGGTCTTTAGTTATTTTTCCTAATATAAATACTCCAGCACCCGCCGCTATTCCAGTTGCTGCTTCTTTTAAAGCTTCTTTATCTTGAGTTGTGTTTTTAGCTGTGTCAGCTTTAGCTTTAACAGATGCTTGAAGTGAGTCAGCTGTTGTGTCCCCACTTATACCTAAATTAGAAACTATCAAAGGAATAGCTTGTGGAGCAAATGGGATAATTAACTCTATAACAAAAGGAATTAATCTTTTTTTAATAGTTGATTTTTGTCCATTAATAAAATTAGTAAATCTAACTTCAGGAGGTAATTCTGATTCTAATGCTTGATTTAAAGCTTGATTATCTTGAGTTAATATTTCTTTATTAGTCTTAGCTATGTTTAAAGCTGTTTCATCTGGGGCCTCAGTTAATACTTTTCGAGGTATCTCATAAACAAAGTTATTCCCTTTAGAATTTTCTACAGATGAGTCTTGTGATCCTTCAACAGTATAAGGTAACGGTTCACCATTATTAGGATCAACTATATTATTGGCTATTAATATTTCTCTAGCCGCTGATTCCTCAGTATTGGCTATTCTTGAAGGACCATTAATAACCTGTCCACTAGGAGTGGAGAGTACAGCATATAGTTCAGGACCACGTTTTTTAAACGTGATTGTACTTCCGTCACTAACTTTATATATAGATGTACTCATGTTTGGTTATTTATAATAAATATGCGGAAGGTATGGGATTTTGTTTGGCTTTTCAAGTTATGTTTATTATATTTAGAATATAAATAAAGGTTATGAAGAAACTAATCACAAGTGTATTTTTAATTTTTGGGTTATACTCAAATAGTTTTTCACAAATTGATACATGTAAAATTGATTATTATAATATATTCAACATGGATTCAGTATTAATTGAAAATCCATATCATGGTGGGGAAATATATGGGTATTACTATCGCCAAATATTTAATAGATACAGCAAAGTAATTAATTATTTATATGATACTGACAGGTTATTTATTTCTAGAGAAGAAGATAGTTTTGTTATTAATAGTTTCACATTATATGTAGAATCAAAAAATGAGTATATTCCTGTATCCCAATGTCAATTAGAGGAATTATTATTTACATATACTCCATTCATAAAATGATTCTGAGGCTGGGTAACCATTGATTGTTGATATTTCATATTCTTGGTTGTCTTGGATATTTTGTATTGAAATTGGAGGTGTTTCTCCTTGCTTAACCATAATTCCTCTATTACCAACAATATCATATAATCTTTGAGCAGCGTCTAAAGAATTACCTGATGATATATTATATAATTTTAATATCCCAGGGTATGTACTACTTCCATAAAATTGTTTTCTAGCTTCTTTCCAATTTGCTGGGGGGGCAGAACTAAGTATTTTTGTTAAATTTGAGAGTAAAGTTTGGGGATTTAATAATACTATAGAACTATTAGGAAGAGAAGGTGAGTTAGGATTTAATTTGCTAGTAGCATAAACTATAAATTGAATTAATTCTAATGGTACAGGTTGATTTCCACTTATGCTATAGAAATTTTGATATACTCCATTAATACCCATTCTATCAGGAAATTCATAGCATTTAAATTTGATAGATTTATCTCCTGGTTGTTTTTTTAATTTTTTAGTTCCCGTTACACTTATTCCTTCACCACTATACGCTGAGCATTTATCAGGAGTTTTATTTATGAAATCAGCTTTAACTCGAGTATATTGGTCTTTAGTATATTTATTAGCATTAGCATCTATTTGATCCCAAGCTACATCTCCTACTCTATCTATTTTACCTAAAACAACAGTAGGTTTTTGGAATGAGGGATTTGTTTCTTTAGCATAAAGGATATTAATTTTATCATTAATATATTCTTGTAATGCTTCAGCTCGTGCTTTAGCTAATGATCCAGGTTTAGAAAAATTTTTATTTGTTCCTTCATTATCAGCATTAGGTACTTGAGATTCAGATGATTCTATTTCTAATTTAAAATTACCTATATTAGTTGTAGCAAAAGCATAAGCATCATTAATTTCTTTATTTATAACATCTTGTGTTTCTTGAGATAATGAAGTTACTTTCCATTTACCTGATGGGTAATCTCCAGCTAAATCTAGTGTGCCTCCTTTTTCAGGATCAATATACCCAGGCAGTATGGCAGTTTGTTGTGGATTTTTAATTGAAGTTGTTTCTAAGCCTGGTTTTGAAAAGGTAACTGATATGTCTTTTGGGTCAATATCTACTTTAAGTGTAATTAACCAATTTCCATTGGAATCTGTAGTAGTTGATGTGTCAGGTGGGATAGTAGTAGGTCCAGTTATACTTACTTTTACTCCACTTAATTTATTTCCATTAGAATCAAAAACTTGACCATTAAATTGATTTGGCATAATTATATTGTTTTAACTGTTTTAGAGAGTAGGTTTTTAGCATTTACTATATTTAAAATATCATTACTTAAAGTTTCAGCATCTGAGGCTATAGATTGTAGTGACACAATTGGAGCACCATTACTATCAGTAGCAGTTTTAAAAGCTATATTTAATGTTTGCATAAATACAGCTATATTAGCCAACATATCATTTAAATTTTCACCTAATACTACAGATTGTATTTTGCTTCCTTCAACTCCTTCAGATGAACCTAAGTAAACTTTATCAGCAGTTAATGATATCTGTTTAGCATCTACTCCTAAAGTTTCATTACATGATAACTGGATAGATTTATTAGCTAAGACTAATATTGAGTCTGATTTAGCGTTAAATACTAATCTACCTGAGTTAAGTATAATTTGGTTTCCTTCATATTGTCCTACATTAGTAGGAGGTGTTGATTTTGAAAAGGATTGGTTATTTACACTAGATGGAAATAGTTGTAGCTGTTGAGTAGATGTTAAATATATAGATGACAAATCATTATTTACATCTTCTGTTTCTGGTACCCATGAGTCACTGGTGTATGATGTTTGGCCATTTCTTAGTATAATAATAGGATCACCATTTTCACCTATGGAAGACCATTTATTAGGTATGGTAGCATTTTTAACTGTTGAGCCTAAACGGAATGAATTACCCCATCTGCCCTCATATATTGTATCTCCCTCATATGGTAATAAAGGATGAATATCTATTTTTTCTTTAAATGTTTTTCCTAAATTAATTTCAGTACTAGTATCTTCTACTCGCCTAAACGATCCTAATTCAGTTTCAACATAATCTTGGTCTTGGTTTGGTGAGATAGTTGATGTAACAGGGACAGCATTGTGATGTTGGCTATTCCATATGTTTAGTGGTGGTAAGTAATAAGCTACTTGAGAATTAACATTATCCATTAAATTATTCCCAGGTAACATTATCACATATGTTATCTCATTAATAAGAGGATATTGTTTTATATTTGGAAATATAGGAAAGGCAGGGATATTAGGAATAACAGGGTTATCACCTCCTAATATACTAGTTGGGAATGTAACATCTTCATAAAATATAGTTCCAATACTATTCCATTCTCCATACTCAATAAATCTTGGATGGGTATTATCTAAAATAATATCTAATACACGAACTGGGGTGATACCTATTGATGTTCTCCCATTAGTGTTAATAGCTGGGGATATGACAGCAGAATAGGTATTAGTATTATTTTGTACATTACCTATTGAGCCATATTTAATACTAGGCATTATTCTTCAGTTTTAAATTTATCTAACTCAGCTAATAGCTGTTGTTTTTCTTCTTCAGATATACCAAATCCACCATCATTTGGACCAGCATTATTATTCATAATACGTTGGATAATAGTAGCCATTTTAATTAATTGTTCATCATTTTTAACACTTATTTCTAAGTATTCTTTAATCAAAGGAACAATAAGAGTAGCATCACCTATTTCTTGTACAAGTGGTTTAAGTTCTGATATTAAGATAGATATTTGTTTGTCTTTCTTTTGTTGGTTGGTATAAATTTCCTCTAATATATCGGAAAATTTCTTTTTACCAAATACAACATTGTCTAGTCCATTCATAATATTTTATTTATAAATATGAACATTAGAAATTTGTGTATCCGTTTTCCAGATAAAAATAATAATGTTGTTTAAATATATTATATAATCTGTCGGCTATCTTAGTGATTTTAGGGGTTTTAGCGTCAATAATCTCACGAATGTATATATACAGTGCCTTTTTATTAAAGATGTCTATATGCTCTCTTTTACGGAATAACTCAAGAATAGCATCTGCAATTTGAGCATCTGCTTCTTTAGGAAATAAAGTATAAATATTAGCTGTGCAATAAGTAACATATTCATCTAAAAAATTAGATAATCTATCTTGAGATGAACCCTCATCTATTCTATAAGAAAAATCTTCATTTGACTCAATTTCTTCAATAGGTGCTTTATCTACTCGTTTTTTATAATTCTTAGTATTAGTAATAATTAAATAACGTTTAGCAATAGTACCAAAGTATGAGAATGCTTTTGCTCCCTTAGCTGGGTTGAATAGGTGGATTTTTGAAAGTAAAAATGTTATTACTTCATGTTGTAAGTCCTCAATGTTATCTACTTCTGTATAATAGAACTTAAAAGTATGGATAATATTTTCCGTTAGTTTAAAGAAAGCATAATGAATACGTTCACGATATATTTTATCTTTTAACTCAAAATCAGTAGTACTATTATACTCATTAATAGCGTTTTCTGTATCTTGGGTAAAATATTGAACACCTTTAGGTTTTCTTTTTTTAGCCTCTTGTATCTCGATCATAAATTTTTAATTTTAAAAGCATTCAATGTTTCTTGAATTTGCTTTATTTCTTGGAAAAAGAATCCTACTTCATCATCAGACTCAAATGAACCTTTATGATCTACTTCTTTAAGTTTTTTATCTGAGAATTCAATAACATCTGATATTTTATTTAGGTACTTCATGTAACCTGCTAAAATATCCTCTTGACGCTCATTCTTTTTAAGAAGATTAAAGGTCGTGAATCCTAAGACCACGACCATTAAGCCTAATATAATTGTTAATATTATCATATACTATCTAGCATGTTCATTAAACCTTGAGACTTAACATTACTTAATGTTTTAGTCTTAATTGTTTGTTTAGGTGCTTTGGTAACAGAAAAGTTATTTGTTTTCTTAACTTCACCTTTTAATTTTGGATTCCATTCACGCTCAAATTCAATACGAGCAGCCATTAAATCAGCTTGGTGAACAATATAAATCAATGAAGTACGAGGCTTAGTTTCTGGTGACCAAGACATTAAGTATGGTTTGTTAGCATCATCATATAAACCATCATGTAGTTTAATTGCTAACCATTCATTTTTAGACATTTGGATACCATGAGAAAGTAATAAATGTAAACTACGATCTGGTACTGACATGAATTCTAAGCGATCGTTGAATTTATAATCTTCACCTAGTTTATCTTTACGCCATTGGTCATCCTGAGGGATGTAAGCGTCATGTTGCTCATCACCCATTTTACCTAAGTCATGATTTAAAGCTGCAAATACTAGTTCTTCTTTAGTGTAAGTAGATTCGTCTACTCCCATTTCAACCCAAACGTTGTTTAATTTAAGAGCACAATCTACTACTCGTAACACGTGGTCTACATAACCACCTGGGAAAGCATTATGGTATTCTTTCTTATGAGCAGCAGGCATTAACATAAGACGTTCTGAGTATTTAGAATAAAAATCTAACAATTGTGAACGACGTGGTTCACTGATGTATGATTTGATAGTTTCTTCTAAATCTACCCAGTTATTTTGGATTTGTTCTGCTGTTAAACTCATATTAGTTATACATTGTTTGTTCAGACTCAACAAATAAGCGAGTTTGTTCAACTATTTCTTTTAATTTTTCTACACCTTCCAGATATACTTCTAAAGGTTGTTGTTGCTTAACAATAAATCCCAGTTGGTTAGCTAGGTTATCTAGTTTGTCAAGTTGATGTAATACGTTGTCTTTGTTTTTCATACGTTTATTATTTGTTTTATATACCCGTGGTCACATTCCACGTTCTTTATTTCCTACGTTTTAGATGTTTCCTAAAACCCGTATTTATATAATACGAATTAGGATTTACGAGGCCAAGCTATTTTTAAGAGGGGTTTGCTACGTCTTGTATTTTTTTAAGAAAAGCACAATTCTCATATTCTTCTAAGTCTTCAAAATGAGAGAGTGCTGATGATAATGCTTTTAAAAATTGTTCATCTGAGTATAATATGAGACAATCTCTATGCATTTGATTAGTAGTGTCTATTTTAGAAATATGATCCATAGCCCTAGTGAACACCATCATACCACCAGCTAACTTAATATCATCTACGTCTAATTTAGGATCAGATGATTCAAAGAATTCTACCATCTGTTTACTAAATACTTTATAATTTATGATTAACTTTTTAAATAATCCCATCCAGACAATAGGATGATCTGATAAATCTACTTGAGTAGTAGTCTCAATTTCCTCTTCAGGGGACTTAAATAAGTTAAAAATATCATCAATATTCATATATCTAAATATATGTTAAGTAGGGAAATAGCGGCTTTAAGCCGCTTTCACAATTGAATTAACCCTTTAATAATTGTTTGATGTGTCGATTTTTTAACTCACTAATCTCATTCTCTAAACATTCTATTCGTTTACTCAGAGTATGAAGATAAGTGATTGATAAAATAGTTTCAATAAGTAAAATAATTGTTAATAACACCATAATAATAAAATTTAGTGCGCCCTACAGGAATCGAACCTGTCACCCGCTGATTATGAGTCAGCTGCTCTAACCAAATGAGCTAAGGGCGCTATTTGTACTCAAGATAGGACTCGAACCTATATTACCGTTTTTAACCCGATATCTCCTTTATAGGATAGCGACTAACCCCGAGCGCGGACGCCACACTCCCTTTCGCCACTTGAGCATACAATGAATATAATATCCATTTATTGGGAGGCCAAACTTTTCTTGATAAAAAAAGCCGGGCTTAACCCGGCTTTAAACGACTACTTATATTTTAGCGTTATAGTTGTTCGTCTGTATTAGTAGGTGGGGTATTGCCGTTATTTGGCGTGTTATTCTTAGCTTGTTGTTTCATCTTAACAACGTTTTCTATAACAGTTAAACCTAAACCACCACCAGCAATTAATGCGATTGAGTCAAACATGAACTCAGGTGTGATGTGTTCCTCGTTCTTATAAGTAGCTATGTACGCTAAAGATATAACAACGAATAAAGCTATAAGTGAAGCAAAACGCTTACTTGAAGTATCAGAAGTGCCTGATAATAGGTCTTTAAAGAATTTTTTCATAATGTGTGTTTTGATATAAATACAACAGAGAAAGGAGCTTTCGTTCCCTTCTCATAATCAACCTTAAACTAATTAAGCAGCAAACTCAGCTGCTAGCTCATACAACTTAGCATTCAAATCTAAGTCTTGGCGGAAGTTCTTAATCTTACGAGCCTTTCTAACCTTAGCTCCTGATTGGTATTCAAACATTCCTTGAGTAATTTTCTCTTGAATCACATTAAACACACTCCACAAATCAGTACCACGATCTTCAGGTCTAGTAGCTGTAGTTAAGGCGTTATAGTCAATTGCAATGTTTTGCGCTTGTTCCTCACCAAAACGTACTTGAACCGCTTTACGAGCAAACTCTAAAATTTGTTCTTGAGCTAGTTGTGTTTGTTTGAAACGATTCATTGACTCAACTGCTAATGGTAACGCTTCTACCATTGTATTGATAACAGTTTGTAACTCTGTAAAATCATATCCGTAGTGACGAATTTTCATATTCTCAAACTCTTGAGTTGAAATTACTAAACCATTCTCACAAACCAAACGGAACAAACCAGCTGTGAATGTAAACGCGTTTTTACCGTCATGACTATTAGTTAATAGAATTTGTGGAAAAACATTATCACCATCAGCACCCTCAATGAACAAATCATTGTTACGGAACACTACTAAGTGTTTTTGGAATCCTTCACCTTTACGGGCGCGTACTTGTTTAGCATCTACTACACCCCATCCTAACTCTTCCATATCATCAATGATCTGTTTAGTTGAGATATGTGAATACTTCTGACTAGTACCTGGAGCACTTGTAGTTGTGAAAATTGAACTTGCTTTCTCTTTAATTTCAGAAGCAGTTAAAAACGTGTTGTTGTTTAAATCTAGTGGCATAACCTTTATTTTTTATTTTTATTTATAATTCGTTGATTAGTGAACACATACGACTAATTGTGTTTCTGTATTTTTCTCTATAATCCATTCTCCATGGATCCCTATCTATATCCTGAGCTAAAAGAACTGCCTGGTCTGCGTATATCTTTAACTTCTCAGATGTAGTGCCTTCAAATTCACCTTCCAAAGCATCAATTGTAGGTACAATAAATATCTTTTGAACTGCCTTACGGCCTCTTTTTTTAGGTTCAGCTGTACTTACTTCTAATTTAACTTCTTGTTTTTTTGACCCGGGTGGGCGACCTCTTCTTTTTTCCATAACCTTTATTTGTGTTTTTAATTATACCTGAATATAACATCCTTATCCTGGTGAGCCAAACTCTTAACCGAAAATGGTAATCAAATAAGCAATTCCGTAAACAATACTATATAATAAAGCAAATGTAAGAAAACGTGCTTTAAATTCAATCAAACTTACCTTAATTCCCAAATGTTCAACTAAGAGTTGAAAAACTGCGTTCTTAATATGAACATAAATCATGTTTAAACATGTAATAATTGTTACTAAATAAAGTGAATTTGTGAAATTCAACAAATCTAAAATTTCCTTAATTGTGCTCATAACCGTTATTATTAATTATTATAAGCTAAATATAACATCAACTCACCAGGAAGCCAAACACTCACCCGGAAAGGTTACAGAAAAGTACTAGAACGTTGAAAATTAATAGACTAGACGATTTCTAATTTAACATCGTCACCTACCTCACGAATCACTGCTAAAGCGTCCTGAGTCGCTACTACTATAATTGGATAATTATCATCATCATTTAATCCAACTGCTTGTACTAACCCAGCACTCTCAATTACTTCTTCAATTGAACCTGATTCATCAACAATTGCATCTAACTCAGCTACTTTAATTTTTGTAGTTAACTCATAGATACCATAATCACCTTTAGATAGTGACAAACCAGATAAAGCTTCTTTTATATCAAGTAACACTTGAGGTGGTTCAATAGACAATATTAAATGATCAACACCAAGACCCATCATTAAATCAGAGTTACTTATATCTTCAGGTGTGAATGGAACTATAATTCCTCCTACTTCACCTCCAATAAAGTTACCACTCTTTAATCCTATAGGAGCTAACTTACTAATCCATAAGCTCCAACTACCTGGGTATAAGATGTTATCTGAGAAAATTGTTTTATATGCTTCAAGTAACATAGTATACATTTTAACACCGAGTCCTTTGCCGCGGTACTTCGGGCTTACATACGTTAAATGTATCTCTGCACCAGGTAGGCGATATGGCTTAGTACGCCCGGAATTCGCGTTAATATATATTTTTTCTACCTCTACTTGCCCTATAACATAAGTATCTAAACTAGTACCTTTAGTATTTACTAAATATAAAGTACCACGATAAGTGGAAGGTACTATAAACTCATACTCACCATCAGCTATGATAACACTCTTTTTAAGTATACGAGGGTTAAATATAGCGCCAGGGATTAACTCATCATCTTCAAAGAATTCATCTTCAGGTATTTGAAAGTCTTCTACAAATGCTAATAATACTTGTTCTAAAGTAATGTTATCATCTAGATCGCCACCACGTAGATCTAATTCTTTAAGTAAGTCAGTGAGTTTTATCATGGTTATAAATATTTAAAAAGTAAGAGAGGTCCATGCGTGGACCCCATCTTATTGCACTTTAATACGTATATACTAATATATGATTGGATTGCCTACTTGATGTAGAGCTCCTATCTCTCTTAGTTTATCAAACGCAATGAGTGGATCAAGTTTAAAAAACTCCCGCTCATTACCTTGATCAGAGTCAATCCTTAGATTAGCGAAAGCTTTATGCATTTGTTGCTCTATCTTAAAAGCATTACCTTTAGAAACAGGTAAAGCAAATCTAGGTACCCACTCAGTGACAGTAGAGGTAACATTAATAGTTCTAACTCGACCTTCAACAGTACGTTCAGTCATACCAATTTTGATGATACCAGACTCACCAGGATTAGTAAGAATATAGATGTATTCTATGTTATCTTTAGTTCTAAATTTTATATCAGAATTTTTAATACCAAACAAATAGATCCATTCTATTGTATCCTCATCTATATCATTTGGTATTTCAATAGTGTAATGGGCAGGAAAATGTGTGAACAAACGATCAGATTGTATAT